TTCTTCGACTGCTGGAACACCGGCCGGCATGTGATCGAGCCGTTCGAAATCCCGAAGGATTGGATGCGGTTTCGCTCGATGGATTGGGGCTCGGCCTCGCCGTTCTCGGTCGGGTGGTGGGCGGTGGCTTCGGACGAATGGCAGGTTCACGGCCGCGTGATCCCGCGCGGCGCCATGGTGCGCTACCGGGAATGGTACGGGATGCGGCCGAATGAGCCCAATGTCGGCCTGAAACTGCATGCCGGCGAGGTCGGCAAAGGAATTTTGGCGCGGGAAAAAGGCGAGGAAATATCCTACGGCGTGCTCGATCCGAGCGCGTTCGCCCAGGACGGCGGGCCCTCGATCGCCGAGCGCATGGGCACCGACACCGGCGGCAAGGTCTGGTTCCGCAAGGCCGACAACATGCGGGTGCGGGTGATGGGGCACCTCGGCGGCTGGGATCAGGTGCGCGCCAGGCTGGTCGGCAACGACGACGGCCACGCCATGCTGGTCGTGTTCTCGACCTGTCTGGACTTCATCAGGACTGTGCCATTTCTGCAACACGATCCCGATCGGCATGAGGATGTCTATTCCGAGAGCGAGGACCATGCCGCGGACGAGTGCCGCTACGCTTGCATGAGCCGGCCGTGGATTGCAGTGAAAGAACCGCCAAAGCCCGAGGATGTGTCCGGCTACGAGGTCTACCGTAAGAGCACTGCGGCGGATGATTGGCGGCAATTCTAGGAGGCGGCTATGCCGACACCGGACATGACCGGCTGGCCGCCGGGATTATTGACGATCGGCCGGCAACGCTATGAGGGCAGATAGATGCCCCAACTTGAACCCGGCAACATCGACCTGACCAAGCGGCCGGTGGTGAAGAACCCGAACGGCTCGATCTCCACCGTGCGCTCGATGGGCGTGAACCTCGACGGCAAGGAGGTGCTGATCCCGACCGTGCATCCTGACGGCTACATCATGTCGGACGAGGATGCGATCGCGCATTATCGCCAGACCGGCCAGCACCTCGGCAAGTTCAGCACGCCAGCGGAAAGCGATGCCTACGCGCAGCAACTGCACGAAGACCAGGCCAAGCAGTATGCGCCGCAGCCACCAAGAACACGGTGGCCGCTGTCGATCGGCCGTCAAACCTATGAGGGCGAGTGATGTCTGTGATGGAAAAGTTCGCCGCGTTCGTCGGCTCGTTGTCGCCGCAGGAAACCGGCGAGGTGATGCCGCTGATGATCGGCTTCATGCAGAGCAACCTCGGCGCCGGCATGACCGGCCCGACGAGCGGCCCTGATACTGCAATGCCGCCCCCACCTCCCGGGGGTGACACTGGCCCGGGCGCCCCGCCCGTCCCCCCTGGCATGTCACCTGGGCCAGAACCCTTGCCGCCGCCGGTGCCCGGCCTGCAGCCCGGCGGGCTGATGGGGCGGCCGCCGATGCCGCCCACGCAGATCGGCAACAAGGCTTACTGACATGGCGGTCACCAACGTCGTCAACTTCACCGGCTACAGCACGACCGCCGGTGGCGGCGCACGCGGGCATGGGCCGGCGGATCTCGATCAGCAGGACGAGAAGGACGGTTTTTGGCCGCTGGAAAAATGCGTCAAGGCCTACACGACCTATCTCGACAGCAAGCGGCTGGAGATCGAGGAGCAGCAGTTGGCGCGGCGCTATCGCCATGGCGCGCAGTGGACGAACGAGCAGGTCAAAACATTCAACGATCGGCGCCAACCGATCGTGACGTACAACAAGATCGGCCAGAAAATCGATGGCATCGTCGGCACGGTCGAGCGGCTCAAGCAAGACCCCAAGGCATTCCCGCGCACGCCCGAGCACCAGGCCGGCGCCGATCTGGCGACCGCGGTGCTCAGATACTTGATGGACAATAACAATTGGAACGCGGTTACGCCGGTGGTGACCGAGAGCGCCGCAGTGGACGGTCTTGCTGGCATCGAACTCGACCTCAAGGCGGTGCCGCCGACGCCGCAGCAAGCCCGCGGCTCGCCACCGCAGGAGCAACCTGACTATGATGTGATGTTCAAACCCGTCGACAACGACGGGTTTTTTTATGACCCGCGCTCGTTCAAGCACGATTTCGAGGACGCGCGCTATCTCGGCATGGGTAAGTTCGTCGACGAGGAGCAACTCGTTGAAATGCTGCCCGGCATGGAGGAGGACATCAAAGCGGCGTGCGATGCCAACACCGAGTTGATGAGCAACAGCGACCGCGACAACAGGTGGTTTGCGACCAATGGCGATTTCAAGCAAATTCGATTGGTTGATATTTGGTACAAGTCACAGGGTGGCTGGAAGTGGGCGCTGTTCACGGGCTCTAAGATCCTTATGCAAGGCGAGTCGCCGTTTATTGACGAGCACGACAAGCCGATCGCCAAGTACATCATGTTCAGCGCGGCCGTGGATCATGACGGTGATCGCTATGGTTTCCCGCGCAATCTTATGTCGCCGCAGGACGAGGTCAACCAGCGCCGATCGAAGGCGCTGCACGAATTGAACAACCGCCGCATCATCGCCACCAAGTCGGCAATTGCCGACACCAACATCGAGGCGATGCGGCGGGAGGCAGCGCGCAGCGACGGCATCGTGCTGGTCAACACGTCGCTGGACGACATCCGGTTCGATGATCAGGCCAAGCAGGCCGCGGTGATGGGGCAACTGCAGTTCATGCAGGATGCCAAGGCCGAAATCGAAACCTTCGGCCCGAATTCGGCGATGATCGGCGGCGATGCGGCGAGCGGCGGATCGAGCGGCCGCGCCATTGCGCTGCTGCAGCAGGCCGGCCTGGCCGGGCTCGGCCCCTACATGTTCAACCTGCGCGGCTGGAAGGTGCGGGTTTATCGCGCGCTGTTCAATGCGGCGCAGAAGTACTGGACCAATCAGCGGTGGATCAGGATTACCGACGCCGAGGGCCAGCCGCAATTCGTGCAGATCAACGAAATGCTCAACGGCCCTGATGGCCAGCCATCGGGCATGATGCGAAACGCGATCGGCGAGTTGGATGTCGATATCATCCTCGATGAGGGCCCCGATACGATCACGCTGATGCAGGACACTTACGAGGCGATCTCGCAGGCGTTGCCGGCGGTGGCGCCGATGCTCACCCCCGGCCAGGCCACCGCGGTGATGCGGGTACTGATCGAAACCAGCCCATTGCCGGCCGACGTGAAGAAGACCTTCCGCGATGCCGGCGAGCAGGAAGGGCAGCAGCCCGATCCGGAGACGCAGGAGGCGCAGGCCAAACTGCTGCTGCAGAAGCAAGAAGCGGATGCGCGCATTGCCAGCGATCAGCAGGCCGCGCTCTCGCAACGGGAGATCAAGCGCGAGGCGGCGCAGTTGGAATTGCAGCTTGAGCGCGACAAGGCCAACAATCAGATGGCGATCGAGCGCGACAAGGCGCAGCACGCCATGGAGATCGAACAATTCAAGGCCGGCAAGCAGGCTGAACTGCAGGCGAACGAAGCCGCGCTGCAGTTTTCCACCGGCCAGAACATCTCGCGACCGGCAGCGATATAGCCGGGCGTTCGGGTAGCGCAGTCAATACCCGTTTCCGCATCGTCCAGGCGACATTGGGCGTCAACGTAGCGCGGCCACGAAACGGTCGAAGGAGAACCTATGAGCACAGAACCAGCAGGCGGTACGATCAGTGGCAACAGTACCGACACCAACACCATCACTGATCGGCAGTTATTCGACCACGCCATAAGCACCCCCGATCCGACGCCGGCTCCTGATACGTCACAACCGTCGTCATCGCAGCCGTCATCGACACCGTCGCAAGGACAAGCGTCCGAGCAACCGGCATCGACGCGGCCCGATCTGCAGCAGGGCGCGCAGACGCCCGGCCAACCGCGCGACCCGCAAGGGAAGTTCGCGCCCAAGCCGCAGGGGCAACAGGGGCAGCAGCACAATGTGCCGCTGGCGGAATTGCTGAAGGAACGCGACGCAAGGCAGCGTCTGGAAGCGCACGCATCAGAATTGACGCGCGCGGTGATGGACCTGCAACAGCGTCTAAGCCCGCAGCAGCCGCAGCAGCCGCAAGGACCGGAAACCATCTTTGACGATCCAAGGGCGTACTTGGATCAGCATGTCATGCAGCCCTTAAGACAAGAGGGCCAGATGTACATGATGAAAATCAAGGATGACGTGAGCCGCACGCAGGCCAACATGCAATTCGGCGAGAATGAAGTTAACGCCGCATTGACCGACATGGGCCGCATTCGGCAGACCCCGCAAGGCAACTTCGTCTTCAATCAGATCATGCAGAGCGGGCATCCTTACGGCGAGTTGGTCAAATGGCATCGCACCGTTCGCACGCAACAGGCGATCGGCGCTAATCCGCAAGCATGGTTGCGTCAGCAGCAGCAGGCGTGGGCCGAGAACGAAAAGGTCCAGGACTACGTCATGCAGATGCGCGCAAAGCGTCTGGGTGCTCAAAAAGGTAATCCGCCCAATGTTCAACTGCCGCCGTCGCTGTCGTCGGTTCGGTCGTCATCCGGCCGGATGGACAACGGTGGCGATCTGAGCAGCGCAAGCCTCTACGATTTCGCCACCAAGTAAACCGACCGCCCTTCCGACAGGAAGCACCCGCCCTTCGTGGCGGGTTTTTTGTTGGGCGCGGTCATAGCAGAAAGGGCACACGGCCATGGCCGTCACCGACATCCAGGCTAATAACAAACTGATTAAGTTCACCCAGGCGATCAATCGCGAGTGGGTGCGGGAGAACATGTTCTCCCCGTACATGAGCGATGATGTCAACGCCATCATCCGCCGCCGCATGGAATTGAAGGCCGGCGGTGAGGTGATGAACATCCCGCTCGTTACCAGGTTGCAAGGCATGGGGGTATCTACCGGCCCCCTAGTAGGTAATGAGGACAAAATCGACGATTATGGATACCGTATATGGTTAGAATGGGTGCGCAACGCGGTGGTCACCACCAAAGCCGAAAGCCAGAAAGATAGTGCCGACATTTTCGGCGAGGCCAAGCCGCTGTTGTCGGATTGGCTGTCGGAGGTCACCCGCGACGAGATCATCGCGGCCCTGATGGCGCTGCCAACGGAAAGCCAGCCGGCGGCCGGCGTTCGCGTCAACGGCATCCAGTACGATCTGAGCACGGCGGCGCAGAGGAACACCTGGCGGCTCGATAACGTCGACCGCATTCTCTACGGTGCGGCGACATCGAACTCGGCCACCGACCACGCCACATCGCTGGCCAACGTGGACGCCACCGCCGACAAGTTCACGGCCGCCAACCTGTCGCTGCTCAAGCGTGTGGCGATGGGCGCCAACCCGCGCATTCGCCCCTACAAGACGCGCTCGGGCTATGAGTACTACGTTGCGTTCGCCGGCCTCAACGTGTTCCGGGATCTGAAGATCGACCTGCAGGTCGTGAACAAGGACGCGCGCTCACGCGAGGGCCGCGAGGTCAACGGCGCACCTGATAACCCGCTGTTTCAAGATGGGGACCAGATCTACGACGGCGTGATCGTCCGGCTGGTGCCGGAAATCTCGCTGTTCGTGAGCAACGTCTGGACCTCGCTGAAAACGGCAGGCAACGGCGGCACCCGCGTCGAGCCGGTGTTCCTGTGCGGCCAGCAAGCGGCGGCAATAGCGTACGGTCAGATGGCCAAGCCGACCTTCCGCAAGGAAGACGACTACGGCTTTATCACCGGCACCGGAATCGAGGCTGCATACGGCGTCGGAAAGATCTTCAAGAAGCATCCAAAAGCCGGCACGAAGTTGGTCCAATGGGGTGTCGCGACCGGATTTTTCAACTCGGCTTCGGACTGATCCCATTTATCCGAAACACTCGAATAGGAGAATGCAACCATGGTTGCTAACCTGATGACCAACACGCCGGCCCGCGATGCCTTCAACAACTGTGTGCAGTCCGTCAACGGCCGCATCACTGCGGGCGCCGGCGGCCCGGCTACACTGAGCGTCCAGATCGGCACGCTGCCGGCCGGCGCGCTCATCCTCGGCATCAACACCAACGTGGAAACGGCACTGGTCGGCACCACGCCGACCTTCAACGTCGGCACCACTGCGGCCGGCACCGACATTGCCGCCGGCATTGCGCTCACCGCCGGCACGGTGGTGACACCAGCGGCGGCGGCGCTCGCCAACCCGCTGACGGCCGACACCCAGGTGTGGGCCAACATCACCGGCACACCAACCGCCGGCGATGCCTTCGTCACCGTGCAGTTCATCAAGCCGGTATCGTAAACATGGCCAAGCTGACCTGGCTTGGCACCGAAGACTATCGGGAGGGGGAAACCCCTCTCGAAAGCTGCGTGTGGTGCGGCGTGCTGTTCACGGCCTTCGACAAGGTCGAGGTGTCAGACCAGTGGATGATCAACAAGGCCCGCGGCAATCGGTTCTTTCGGGTGGAGGAAGGCAACGGTAGCCCGCGCCCTGAAACATGGACCAACGATCCGCCACCGCCACCGCCGCTCGATGATCCGCCGCGCTATCCCGACAACCCGCCGGACTATCCGCCCGAGGACGATCCCGATCGCGAGCCCAGCAAGAAACGGCGCGGACGGCCGCCGCGCATAAGGGACAATGGCAATGGCGATCAGTAATTACACCGAACTCAAGAACGAATTGTCGGCCTACCTGTTTCATCAGCGATTGGCCAACCGCTATGATAACTGCACCCAGTTGTTCGAAACCGCGGCCAATTCCCGGCTGCGAGTGCTGCCGATGGAGGCGGTCAACATCTTTCAGACCGCCACAGGTTCGGTTACGCTGCCGCCCGACTATATCACCTGGCGCACGGTGCTCTGGATCAGAGGTGGCATTCCGCCGGCATCGCCCGATAGCGGGCCGCCCTATCAAGGCATTGAGGTGGATTATGTGCACCCCGCATATCTGCGGAATATGAATTCATCGACCCGCCTCGGCCAAGACCCGGCGCTTTTCACCATCGAAGGCAATCAGTTTCACGGCCGCACTTTGCCGAACGACGGCAACCACGATTTCTACGAATTCCACTACTACGCCAAGATCCCGGCGCTGGTTGCCGCCGGCACCAATTGGCTGCTGACCGAATATCCCAACGCCTATCTCTACGGCGTGCTGACCGAACTCGCCGCCGTGCAGCGCAATGCCGAAATGGCGCAACTCTACAAGGCGCGGCGCGACGAAACCTTTCAGGAGATCATCCAGCGTTATGCCATGACCACCGGCGCCACCAGCGCGAAAGTGCGAACGGCGGAGTATTACTGATGCTCACCAAAATCTTCGACGACGGCGGCGCCGAGATTGCCGAGATCGAGATATCGGAAAAGCAGGCCGGCGTGCTCGAGCACGGCGACCAGATCGTCGTCATCTATCACACCCCGCAATTGCTGCGGCATGTCCTCGGCGAGCAGGCCGGATCATTCGAACTCCACAAGCGCGGGCAATTCGTGATCGCTAAGGACGTGGACGGCATCAAGCGATATGCCGGGCTGCAAGACGCCATCAAGCATGCGCGGGAACGTCCATGAAGCCGACGCCGATTGAATTTGCCGAATGGAAGCCGGACCTGGCCACGCTCGACACCAAGTTCGCGTCCGACGTGGAGAACGTGTTTGCGGGCGCCAATTCCTACCTGCCGTTTCCATCGCTGGCGCCGTTCAGCGCCGCATCGCTGTCCGATGCCGGCAACGACAGCTTCACCAAGATCCTGCTGCAGTTCGACGGCCCCACCACCACCATCACCGACAATAATTTTGGCGGCGCCGCACATGCCTGGACGGCGGCCGGCAATGCGACCTGCAGCACGGGCGATTTTCAATTCGGTGCCGCATCGCTGCTGTGCGACGGCGCCGGCGATTGGGTCACAACGCCGGATCATGCCGACTTCGCGCTCGGGACGAGCGACTTCACCGTCGATTTTTGGATCAAGCCAAACTTTGACTTCGGCCAACTCAATATTTTTGGCCAGTGTGACGCAACGCCAACGGCTGCATCATTTAGCATCGGTGCTTATCGAACCGCAGCCAACAAGTTGGCAATGGCATGGGGCACGGCGGCGGGCACCAGCACAATTTTCAGCACTTCCAATGTCACGTCGCTGACCGGCTGGACGCATGTTGCCTTGGTTCGCATAGCCTCGTCCTTCCGGCTGTATATCAATGGGGTGCAGGAGGCGTCAGCCGGCATCGGCGGCGCTATCAACAATTCCAGCAACGCATTCCGCATTGGTGCATTGGGTGAAGTTACCAGCACGCCGATGAGCGGTCGCATTGACGGCTTTCGTTTAAGCGTCGGCAAGGCGCGCTGGACCAACACATTCGAACCGCCGCGGGTGCCCTACTTCAATGCCGGCGGCCGCGTGTGCGGCCTGTATTCCGCGCGCACGGTGGACGGCGGCTGGAAAATGTTTGCCGGCACCACCACCAAGCTGTTCTCATGGTCGCTGGCGGGTTGGGTTGATATCAGCCGCACGGTCGGCGGCGCCTATAACGTGGCGCCGAATGATTTGTGGATGTGGGAGCAGTCAGGCGACAAGGTCGTCGCGGTCAACAGCAACGACTTTCCGCAAGTGGCGCCGGTCGACGGCAGCAGCGTCTTCGCCAACCTGGCCGGCGGGCCGCCGAAGGCCACCAACGTCAAGCAACTCGGCGACTTTCTGTTTTTATCGGGGCTGGCACCCGGCACCACCACCGGCACGGTGCCGATCGCCTGCAACAATCGCTGCATCGTCTGGTCGGGCATAAACGACATCACGATGTGGCAACCCGGCACAAACTTGTGCGACATGCAGGAGGCGCCTGACGGAGGCCCGGTCCAGGGCGTTGCTGGCGGTGAGATAGGTTATGCGGTCCAAGACCGCACCATTCGCACCATTCAATTCATGCCGGGCGACACCACCTATATTTTCAGTTTCTCGCGGGTGCTGCACGATCGCGGCTCGGTGAGCAAGTACGGCTTCGCGTCGATTGGCAACGTGCTGTATTTCGTTTCGGAGGACGGCTTCTATTCGATCAGCGGCCAGCAGGTAACGCCGATCGGCGCCGACAATGTCAACGAGTGGTGGCTGGCCAATACCGACGCTAGCAGGCGCAACGTCATCCATTGCCTGGCGGGCGTGAACAAGCCGCGCATGGTCTGGGTGATGCACAATTCGACCGCCTCCCCCATGTACGATCGGGAAATGATCTTCGATTGGTCGAACGGCCGATGGACGAAGGCCGGTGTTGTCGCGCAAGTCTTTGGCCTGTTGTCAACGGCTGGGCTCGACCTCGACACCACCGGAGCGGAATTGAATGATGCCTGGCTGGATGTCGAGCCGCTGGCGCAATCGCTCGACAGCTTTGCCTATATCGGCGGGCGGCCGCTGATCGGCGCAATTGATCCCAATGGTTATCCCTCGACCTTGTCCGGCCCCAACATGGCGGCAACACTGGAAACCGGCGAGGTGCATCTGGTGCCGGGGCGCCGCGCCTTCGTCAACGAAGTTTACCCGGTGGACGACGCCGCCTCGGATGCGCCAGGCGAAATTGTCACCGGCACCCGCGAGCGGCTGCAGGGCGGCGCGCCGTTCTGGACGGTGCCGGTTCCGATCGAGCAGACGGTGGGATCGGCCTTCGTGATGACCTCGGCGCGGTTGCACAGGTTTCGGCGGCTTATTCCCTACGCCTCGACATGGACCCACGCGCAGGGGGTGGCGGTCAGCATGCAACCGGATGGCGATGGCGTCACGTCATGACCGAGGATCTGCGGCCGCCATACCGCATCGCCTTTGATACCGCGCGCGACCCCTACGCTGCGCGCAATGCACTTGGAATTCTTGGCCCTGGCGGAACGCTCGTTCCCGGCGGCGGTGGCGGCAGTGGAGCGCCGCTCGGCGCGCAATATATCGTCGCGGCGGCCGATCCAACGCTGACCGCCGAGCGGGTGCTGACCAATACGGCGACGATAACGTGGGATTTCACGACGCCGGGGCAGGCAAAGGCGTCGACCGCGGCCGGCGGCGGCAACGTATCGAACAGCGGCACGCCCACGGCCGGGCAATACGCCAAGTGGGTAACGGCGACCACAATCCAGGGTGTGGCGCCGGCGATGGTGCTGGCCGACATCGGCGCGCAGCCCGCCGGCAACTACCAGCCGCTCGATGGCGACCTCACTGCCATTGCGGCGCTCGCCGGCACCAACGTGATCTACTATCGGTCGGCCGTCGATACATGGACCGCGGTAACGATCAGCACTGGCCTGTCGTTCAGCGGCGGCGCGCTCTCCTGCACGGTGAGCACGGCGGGATCACAGCCGCTCGACGCCACGCTGACGGCACTCGCCGTCTACAACACCAACGGGCTGCTGACGCAGACGGCGGCCGACACCTTCACCGGCCGCACCCTCACCGGCCCGGCGGCCGGCATCGCGGTCACCAACGGCAACGGCGTGGCGGGCAATCCGACCTTGGCGCTGGCGGATGACCTGGCGGCGCTGGAGGCGCTCGCCGGCACCAATACGATCTACTATCGCAGCGGCACCTCGGCCTGGACCGCGGTGACGATCGGCACCAACCTGACGTTTGTCGGCGGCACACTGGCAGCAACGGTTCCGGCGGCATTCATCACCACGGTAAGTGCCCCGCTCTCGGTCACTGGCACCACGCTATCGATCGACCTCACGGCCTACTCGACAACCGCGCAAATTGCCGCCGCTTATCAACCGCTCGACGCCGAATTGACTGCCATCGCAGGGCTGACCAGCGCGGCGAATAAAGTACCGTATTTCACCGGCAGCGGTACGGCGGCGCTATCGACATATAATGCCGAGAACGTGGGAACGTGGACGCCCACACTAACCACTGCCACCCCTGGCGATCTCTCGGTTGCCTACTCACAACGGATTGGAAGTTACATCCAAATCGGCAAATTGGTTATCGTTTGGCTTAACGTTGCCACAAGTACATTCACCTGGACGACTGCGTCAGGGATACTTCAAATCACCGGATTGCCGTTTACGTCATCCTCGGCCATCAACTTCACTGGTGGAATGGCTGACACTTCCGGTATTGTATCCGTTCCCAATACTTACTCCGATTTTGGTATAAACGTGCCAACAAATTCGGCCCTTCTGCAAATTATCATGAACGATAGATCAACAGGGCTTCGCGGATTTGTTAACGTAAATCCGCACACCACGAGCGGCACCAATCTGATCATCCGCGGCAGCATCATGTATTACACCGCCTGAGGGGAATTCATGGCCACTGTATCAATGACGCTCGGGCCAGTATCGCAGAGCAAGACCATATCGGCCGATCACCTCAATCGGTTCCTGGCGGCGTTGCATAGTATGTATGCGGGCGAGGGGCAGTTTTCCGATCAGCAAGTGGCCCAGAAGTGGATCAACGACACGCTCAACGGCATCAAAACGATAACGCATCAGTATGAAGCCCGAATGGCATCGGCCGAAGCCGTGGATGCAGTCGACGAAATCGACCTGACGTGAGGTAAACAAATGCCCGGTGAAAACATCCAAGACTGGTCGGTGACTGCGGCCAACAACGGCACCGCCGACAGCGCGATCAACTGGGCAGAGGGTCAAGCGCGCAACACCGTGAACAATTCCGCGCGCAGCATGATGGCCGCGCACGCCAAGCAGCGTAATTTGCAAAACGGCTCGATCGTCACGTCAGGCACTGCCAACGCGCAGGCGTTCTTCTCCGGGCTCAACTACACCGCACCTATTCCAACCGGGCTGCGGGTGCTGCTCAAGATCGGCCCGACGCTGACCAATACCGCTGCGGCCACACTCGAAATGGACGGCCTCGGGCCGGTTGCGATCAAAAGCATCTACGGCACCCCCCTGACCGGCGGCGAAATGTTGGCCGGCAGTTATGCCGAATTCCTCTACGACGGCACCAACTGGTTGCTGCTGCGCGCGAGCCTGCGGGTCAATGTGCAGAAGTTCATCGCCAGCGGCACCTATACGCCAACGCCGGGCATGGTGTACTGCAGCATCGAGGTGATCGGCGGCGGCGGCGGCGGTGGCGGCTGTCTGGGGGCTGGTGCCATGCGATACGGCGGCGGCGGCGGCGGCGCTGGCGGATATTCGCGCAAGCTGGCGAGCGCCTCGGATATCGGCGCCAGCCAGGTTGTCACCATCGGCGCGTTGGGCGCCGGCGGCATCAATGGCATCGGAAACGGCGGCAATGGCGGCAATACCAGTGTCGGCTCGCTGTGCCTCGCGTACGGCGGCAACGGCGGGCTCAACTATTACGGTCCAGGGGGTGTTTTTGGTTATCCCGGCGGTGGCGCTGCGGTCGGTGTCGGCGATCTGGCAGTGCCAGGTTCTGCTGGCGAATTCGGTAAGGTCGATGCCGCCGCCGCCGTCTACTTTATGTATTATCCCGCCGGCAGGGGCGCGAGTTCGATCTTCGGCGGTGGCGGCGCCGCTCAAATCCTCAATAGCGGCGATGCCGTGAATGGCTTGGCGGCCACCGGCTACGGCGCTGGTGGTGCGGGGGCAGAGGCGCACAGCAACGGCTTTAACCTCCAGGGCGGCAACGGCTCGCCCGGCTTTGTCCTCATCACCGAATTCAGGACGTAGGGGTGCGCCTCGTTGCCGTCCCACTGACTGAGCACGAAGCCTGGGCGCATCTTTGGTTGCCGTTCTTGCCGCGCATTGCGAAGCGGTCACATGAGAGCGTGGTCGACCTGCTCGGGCAAATCCACCGGCGCGAGGTGCGGCTGGTGCTGATCATGGACGGCGACAAGGCGCAGGCGCTGATCGGCGTTCGCGTCCATCTACAAAACGGCAAGAGCATCGGCGACCTGATCTGGGCGGCTGGATTTAGCCGCGAGCAATGGCAGCAACTATTGCCTGAACTCGAGCAGATGCTGCGCGCTGCCGGCTGTGTCATGTGCCGGCCGATCTGCCGCCCCGGCTGGTCGCGCTATCTCAAGAAAAACGGCTATCACTTGAAGCACATCATCATGGAGAAACCGCTATGAGCAGCGGCGGCCAAACCCCAGTTACCCAGCAAACCCAGCAAACCCGCGACCCATGGGCGCCAGCGCAGAATAATCTGCAGCAGTCGCTCAACCTAAGCCGGTACTATTCGGATAACGATGTCGGCTATCAGCCGTATACCGGGCAGACGCAGGCGGGGCTCGATCCCAATTTCACGACCGGGGCGCAGGGTCTTGCCTACATGATGACCCCGGAAGCCTACACCGGCTCGGCCGGCGTCAACGCGGCCCGGCAACTGGGCTTGCAGCAGATCCAAGACGCCGGCGGGACCAACCCCTATCTGGAAGGCCTCCTCAACACCAGCAACCGGCGCATCAGCGACAAGATCAATTCCAGCATGTCCGGCGCCGGGCGCTATGGCTCGGGCGCACACACCGATGTGGCGGCCCGCGCGATGGCCGAGGCGGCAAACCCGATCTTGGCGGAAGATTACAGCCAGGGCCTGCAGCGCGCCGGGCAATGGGCGCAATTGATGCCGACGCTGGATGCGGCGCGAATGGCGCCGGCACAGTCATTGATGGGGCTGGGGCAGTATTACAACGAGCGCAGCCAGAAGGCGCTCGACGATCAGATCAAATTGTTCAACGCGCAGCAGGCGCGGCCATGGGAGCAAGTGGCCCGCCTCAACGCCATTGCTGGCGGTGCCGGTGGCCTCGGCGGCACCCAGTTCGGGACGCAAACCACACCGATCAATCAGCCATCGACCATGCAGAAACTGTTCGGCGGCGCGGCCGCGGGCGCGGGCATTGGCGGCTCGTTCGGCGGGCCGGTGGGCGCCGGCATTGGTGCGGTCGGCGGCGGCCTGCTCGGGCTGCTCTGATGCCCTCCCCCAGCTTGTGGGATTTGATCCGACCTCCACCGCCTAATCCATTCGGGCCGTTCAACAGCCGGGTGACCTACTACGCGCCCGGGCCTGGCGATCGTATGGAGGGCGGCTTCGAAACCTCACGGCCCAATCCAGGGACCGGCCGGCGCGAGCCGTCCACGCTCGATGACGTTCGACTAGGGACATCGCCATTCGTGACGCTGGCGGGTGATCCCTCCCGCTACGGCCAGACCGTCAAGATGGGGCCGCTGACCTACACCAGCCCGCTCGATCAGAAGTCCTACACGCTGCCCGACGTGACGGGATACGTGCACGACACCGGCTCGGCGTTCCGGGGGCGGCCCGACAAGCTTGATGTCGCAGCCGGCGACTACCGCGGCTATAGCCCGCAAGCAGCATCGGCAGCGGTGCAGGCTGACGCCGGCCGCCGCACGGTGATCCCGTTGGAGGGCGACGAAGCCGACCGGGCGCTGCGGCCGATCGGCATGCCGGAAGCATGGCGGGCGACCGGCGAGGGTGAGAGCCCGACCGAAACCGCCATGGCATCGGGGCCACCACAGCAGAGGCAGAAGACAATGGCGAACAGCCTCGTAGATATGTTCAACCCCAGGGATGCCGCCGGCGAGCCGTCGAGTTTTGCTGATGCGCTGCAAAGCCGGTCGAATTCGCTGATCGGGCTCGGCCTCGGTCTGCTGCAGCCATCCAACCCGCTGCAGGGGCAGAGTTCCTGGGGCAATGCGCTGCAAGGTTTCCAGGCTGGCGCCGGGCTCGACGCGCGCACGGCACAAGCCGCAGCGGCACTCAAACAGCATCGGGCCGATCGGGCACAGGCGCAGGCCAATCTGCAGATCACCGACGCTCAACGCGCCATGCGCGACGTGCTCGGGCCTAACGCTACGCCAGAGCAGCAAGGCGAGTTCATGAAAAACTACTACGCCAGCAAGACCGATCCCGGCGCCTGGATACTCAAGGACATCATTGACCCGCGTGATCCCGAGGGCGAGCGCAAGATCACGGTGCAGGAGCACAATCGCACCGGCCAGATCCGGCCGCCGCAATTGCCGGATCAGGGCGGCACCGCAGCCGCTGCAGCGCCGGTCACCAATTGGTCCGGCGCCAATGCGCCGGTCTACGGCAAGGGTGCCGGCGGCTTCAGCGTGCCGCCCACGGCGGGCGCGACGGCTGCAGCGCCTCGTGGGGCCGTCACCATGCCCAACGGCGAGGTGGTGACACCGCCACCGGGATTGAACCAAGCCGGCCGCAAGGCGTGGACGAACCATATCGCCACCACCGCCGCCAAGGTGGCATCCGGCGAAATGACCGAGGCCCAGGGCAACTCCAACTTGTTTGCCGGCAAGATGGAAATTGCCAAGAGCATGCTGGACCCGGAAACGGAAAAGAAGGGTCTGGACCCGGTATGGAACCGGGTTGAACGCTACGGCGGCTGGGTCGGCAACACGCTGGCGCTGCCCAACGACTACAAGCAATATCAGACCGCCAAAGACGCCTTCCTCAATGCGTTCCTGCGGCGGGTGTCGGGCGCGACCGTGCACGACGCCGAATACTATCGCGAGGAGAAGGTCTACTTCCCGCAGCCCGGCGATACCCCCGAGCGGATCGATTACAAGCGGCAACTGCGTGACGACGCCATCATGCGGATGAAGCAACAGGTTGGCCCCGGCTACAAGCCGCCACCGTTGCCATCGAAGAAGCAGGACGGCGAGGGCAGTGGCGGCGGCTCCAGCGGCACGGTCAAGTGGGGCCGTGATGACCAAGGCAATCCGGTGCCGATGCCATGATCGTCGAATTCGAGGGCCAGAAGCACGATTTTCCTGACAACTTCTCCCAGGACGATATTGCCAAGGCGCTCGGACAATACAAACCGACCACCACAGGGGAGGCGGTCGGCCGCGGCATCATGCAGGGCGCTTCGTTCGGGTTTCGCGATGAGGGGCAGGGGCTGATCGAGGCGGGTGGCGGTGGCGGCCCGGAAAACAAATACAGCCGGGATGCGCTGACCAATCTGGGCTACCTGGCGCGCGGCGCCTATCGCAAGCTGGCCGGCGATCCCGAGGCTGAGGCCCGTTACAAGGCGGCGACCGAGCGCGAGCGCGCCTCCACCAAGCAGATCGAGCAGGAGCACCCCGGCGCCTATATTGGCGGCCAGGTGGGGGGTGCGCTGGCCACGCTCCCAGTAGGCTTCGCAGCCCGCGCGCCGACCATGCTGGGCTGGGGCGGCCGGCTGGCGGCCGGCGCCAAGACGGGGGCGCTGACGGGCGCGCTGACCGGCTTTGGCGAGGGCGAGGGGCTGGAGGGAAGCCTCAAGGGCGCGGCAATCGGCGCTCCGGTGGGCGGCGCGATCGGCGGCCTCGCTACGCCGGTGGTCGAGGGCCTGGCGCGCGGCGCCGGCGCGGCGATCTCCTACCCGGTGAGCGTGGCGCGCGGGCTGTTCACGCCGGGCGATGCCAGCGAGCGGGCGATCGGTCGGGCGCTGCAGCAGGCATCGCATTCGGACCCCACCGGCATCAACCGGATCACCACCGGGCAATTCGTCGGCGGGCAGGCGCCGGCCGATGCGGTGATCGGCGATGTGCTGGGCGAGCCCGGGCGCAAGCTGGCGCGATCGGCGGCCAATATCTCGCCCGAAGCGCGCGAAACCATGAACCAGGCGCTCAATGCCCGGGGCGAGGCACAGGGCGCGCGGGCAATTTCGTGGCTGGATAATCAATTTGCCTTTCCCAACGCGCACGCCCAGCAGCAGGCGCTCGACGCCACCCGGCGCACCGCAACCAGCCAAGCCTATCAGGCGGCCGAGCGGCAGGGTGCCGGCGGCCTGTGGACACCGGAGCTCGAACGGCTGGCCAGCAGCCAGGGCGTCAGTGACGCCATGCGGACGGCGATCAAGACCAGCCAGGATGAGGCGGTGCGGCGCGGCATGGGGGGCTTTAACCCCAAGATCAGCTTCAGCCCCAGCGGTGTTATCCAGTTCAACCGCGGGCCGACCGGCGTGCCGACCTACCCGGATCTGCGTTATTGGGATCAGGTGCGCCGCGAATTGAGTGATGCGGCGCGCAAGGCGCCCCGCGGCAGCGAGGAGGACATGCGCCTGGGCGGCCTGGCCACCGCACTCAATGCCGAATTGGACAGGCTGGTGCCAGCCTACAGAACCGCGAGGCGCACGGCGGCCGGCTTCTTCGACGCGCGCGATGCGCTTGAGGCCGGGCAGAATTTTGCCACCCAGCGGTTTGCCAACAACGAGGCACGGGCGGCCCTGGCCGGCATGAACACCACTGAGCGGGCGCTGTTTCGCGACGGCTTCATATCCCGCA